ATAATCTATGTCTACTGACTTAAAAACAATCATTAAACGAGAGTATACCAAATGTGCTCTTGATTGTGAATACTTTTTAAGAAAATATGTCTATATTCAGGTTCCAAATAAGGGTAGACAACTCTTTGATTTACACAATTATCAGGCAGATACCTTAAAAAAGTTCCAAGATAACAGATATAACATTGTTTTGAAGGGTCGTCAGATTGGTATTTCCACATTAATCGCTGGTTATGCTCTCTGGAGAATGTTATTTAAGAAAGATGAACAAATATTGGTCATTGCTATTAAACAAGAAGTAGCTAAAAACTTGGTAACCAAGGTAAAGTTTATGCACGACTTGTTACCAACTTGGTTAAAAGGAACTTTGACCGAAGATAATAAATTAGCAATCCGTTTTGCTAATGGTTCTGCTATGAAAGCAACCGCTACAAGAGAGAGTGCTGGTCGTTCTGAAGCTCTTTCTCTTCTTATTCTTGACGAGGCAGCGTTCATTGATGGTGCAGATGAACTATGGACAGCCGCTCAAGCCACTCTATCTACTACTGGTGGACAAGCCGTATTGATTTCTACCCCCAATGGTATGGGTAATTTCTTTCACAAAGTGTGGATTGATTCCGAAGCAGGTGAAAATGACTTCCAAAGAACCCTGTTAGATTGGCAAGTTCATCCTGACCGCGACCAAGAATGGGCCGATGACCAACTAAGACAGATGGGTGAGATGAGATTTGCTCAAGAACACGGTGCCTCATTCATCTTTTCGGGTAATACGGTCATATCACCAGAGATTATTGAGTTCTATAAACAGACCTATCAACAAGAACCAGTGCAAAAACGAGGGTTTGACAACAACATATGGGTATGGCAACAACCAGACTACACCAGATTCTACATTGTAGCGGCCGACGTTGCTCGTGGTGATGGTTCCGACTATTCTACCTTCCATGTTATTGACGTTGAAGCGTCAGAACAGGTCGCAGAATACAAAGGTAAGATAACACCCAAGGACTTTGGTAATCTTTTGGTCGCTATTGCTACCGAATATAATGATGCAATCATAATTCCAGACAATGCAAACATTGGATGGGCCGCTATACAACAGATTATTGACCGTGGATACCAAAATCTCTTCTATATGAGTAACGATATGAAGTATGTAGACACATTACATCAAGTTCACGGTCGTTATTACGCTGAAGAAAAGAAAATGGTCCCCGGCTTTACCATTTCACAACGAACAAGACCTCTTTTAATCGCTAAATTAGAGTCTTATATGAGAGAACAGTCAATTACTATTCATTCTAGTAGAATGTTGACCGAATTAGAGACATTTATTTGGAAAAACAGTAAGGCTGAAGCGTTAGATGGATACAATGATGACTTAACCCTTGCTCTTTCCATTGGTTTGTGGGTTAGAGACACCGCATTACGTTTACGACAAGAAGGAATTGAATTAAACAAACAAATGTTGAGTGGTATTTCGGGTCATCAGACTAAAGCAGTCTTTACTGCCAAAGATTATCAACCACAAAATGAATGGAAAATGCAAATTGGTCAAAATGATGAAGAAGATTTACGATGGTTACTCCGATAGGTGAATACTTATATTAAACGACAGTTATTTTAACTCAATTTAATGGTAAGAAAAATGGACAGAAATACTTTAATCTCCATCATTCAGGAAGAAATTGAAGAGGTCATGAAAGAAAGAGAGATGACTTCGGGGGAAGAATCAAAAAAGGAACGAATCGTAAAAGATTTGAAAGCAAAAGTTCCTTATCTCAAAAAGAAGTATGGTGACCGTTGGAAATCAGTAATGTATGCTATTGCTACAAAGACTGCAATGGGCGAAGCTCTTGACCCAGTTGGTAAAGAGGATGATGATGTTGACAATGATGGAGATAGTGATAGTTCCGACAAATACCTAAAGAACCGTAGAGCCGCAGTTAGTAAGGCTATGAAGAAAGAAGAACTAGACCCCGTTGGTAAAGAAGATGATGACGTTGATAACGACGGAGATAGTGATAGTTCTGACAAGTATCTTAAGAATAGAAGAAAGGCTGTAGCAAAAGCTATGAAAGAGTCAGAAGATATGACTGACAGAGAAGTTGATAATAGAGAAAAAATCGCCGACAGACTAATGAAAAAGAAAACAGATTTCAAAAAGCGTTACGGTGATAAATGGGAAGATGTATTATATGCAACTGCCACCAAATTAGCAATGAGTGGTGATACTGGAGACAAAGAATGATTAAACTAAGTGACTTATTAAGTGAAGACCACAAAGAAGTTCTTCATAAGGGGAAGTCAAAGTCAGGTCTAGATTGGGATGCCGATAAAAATAATCCCAAAGAAGACTTATCTAAGTTAGAGAACACACTTGAAACTGAAGATTTGGTTGAAATGTATGAAGGTGAAGACCTTGACGAGAGACAATTAAAGGGATATATTAAATCTATACATAAAATGGCAGCCGAACTCTACAATGTTTTAGAGGACACCGATGACCCAGAAGAGTGGGTTATGGAAAAAGCAAAACAATGTGATAGTATGTTACACGCTATTCACGGTCACGTTTCTTATGCAAAAGATAAGGACAGAATTTCTGAATTAGAAAGAGAAACCCGTGACCAAGTAAGAGAACGTAGCTGGTAAACAAGGATTTAATAAATGGCAGATACATCTTTATTTGGAAGATTAAAGCGCTTATTTTCTGGTCAAGCTGTAGTTAGAAATATCGGTGGTAAGAAACTCAAAGTTTCCGACACATCTAAAATTCAATCATACGGAACCAGAAACTTAATTGACCGATACCACAGAATTCATAGTGCCGGTCAATACGGATTTAGTGCTCAGAGTAATTACGATATGTATGCTAGCTTTCAACAGGCTAGATTACAACTATTTCGTGATTATGACTTGATGGATAATGACCCTATTATCGCATCAGTTCTAGATATATATGCAGATGAGTCAACGGTCAAGAATTCATTTAATGAAATTTTAACAATTAAATCTGATAATGACCAAATACAAGAAATCCTAACCAATTTATTTTACGACATATTAAACATTGAATTCAATCTCTGGCCTTGGACACGAAATATGTGCAAGTATGGAGATTTTTATTTATATTTAATGATACACCCAGAACACGGTGTTATGAATGTTGTTCCATTATCTGTATATGAAACAACAAGAGTAGAAGGTGACCTAGAAACTGGTAATCCATTTGCCGTCACCTTTAAACTTGATAGTGAACATTCTATTGTTCAAAAGAAAGACTTTGAAAATTACGAAATTGCTCACTTCCGTCTCCTTTCCGATTCAAACTTCCTACCATACGGAAAGTCAATGTTAGAAGGTGGACGTAGAATCCACAAACAACTCAAGTTGATGGAAGACGCAATGCTTATTCATCGTGTTACCCGCGCTCCCGATAAGAGAATATTCAAGGTAGATGTGGGTAATATCCCACCGGGCGAAATTGACACATTTATGGAACGTATTATCAATAGTGTCAAGAGACAACCATTGGTTGATAACCAAACTGGTGATTATAATATGAAGTATAATATGCAAAACATATTAGAAGACTTCTATTTCCCAGTTCGTGGCAAAGATAGTGGAACTACTGTAGAAAACTTGAGTGGTCTTCAGTTCAATGCAATTGAAGATGTTGAGTATCTACTACATAAGTTGATGGCCGCCTTCAAAGTTCCAAAATCATTTATTGGATACGAAGAAGACACAAGTGGAAAAGCTACATTAGCTGCACAAGATGTTCGTTTCGCAAGAACAATTGAAAGAATCCAAAGAATCGTGGTCAGTGAACTTAATAAGATTGCTATAGTTCATCTTTACACACTTGGATATCGTGACGAAGAGTTGGTCGATTTCAGTCTTTCATTAACAAATCCATCAATGGTGTATGAGTTAGAAAAAATCAATCTATGGAAAGAGAAAGCTGCACTTGCAGACCAACTAGTTCAAGGTAGATTTGTTTCCCGTGAGTGGATTTATAAGAATGTTCTTGGTGTTACCGAAGAAGACATTATTATTGAACAAGCCAGTGTTATTGATGACGCTAAGTTTGAGGGTCAAGTTCAAAAGGTCACACAAGATGTTCTCAATCCACCACCCCCACCACAGGCTGCGCCCGAAGGTGGTGCTCCACCAGAAGGTGCTCCTCCAGTTGAGGAAGATGAAGACATTTATGACGCCGAAAAAGCACTTGATGATGTTGAAACCTTGTTAGCCACTAGAAAGAAAATGGGTAGACCACCAGAAGGTCACAAGTATGGAACCGACAAAGATAAGTTAGGTCGCGACCCACTTGGATATAAAGAAATATTGGGGGCTATGGATGTATTACCAAAGAATAAACAAAATGGTAAGTCATTTGTAGACCCAAGATTACGAGAAGCATTGAAAGATTTAGATTTAAATCTAGATACTACCGACAGTGGTTTATTAAAAGATTAATGTTTTGGTCACAATAGATAATATTTAATATATAGACTTAGTGTAGGAAGATTTATGAGTATAAAACACAGTAAATATAAGAATACAGGAATTCTTTTTGAACTTTTGACCAGACAAATTGCGTCTGATATTTTAGCAGGTGTTAAAAACTCAAAAGCTATTCCAGTAGTAGAACGATATTTTAATAAACACAAGGAATTGGGTAAAGAATTAATTCTTTATCGTTCCTTTTTTAGTGGTAAAAAGTTATCCGAAACTAAGGCTCTAGATTATATTGCCGCTTTAACAGAACAAAGAAAGAAATTAGACACAAGAAAATTAAGAGAAGAAAAATATAATCTAGTAAAAGAAATCAAAGACAATTACGATTTGCAAAAGTTTTTGTCAAATCGTGTTCCGTCGTATAAAATTTATGCATCTGTATATAAAATCTTTGAATCCGCTCCACAGGGATATACATACGATAATGTTCAAGAACTAAGTGAGTCAAAATATACCTTAGTTGAGTATCTCTGTGGTGAGGTTGAAAACAAACAAATCGTGGTTGAGAGCGAGGTGGTCAATACTTTAAGAGAACAAGAAGAAGACCTAAGATTATTAACCTATAAAATGATTTTAGAGAAGTTCAATAAAAAGTATAAGAACCTAAATGAAAATCAAACAAATCTACTAAAA